GAGAGATCCTTCAAACGTCTCTGTAGCGACCAATGCCGCGTACTTCTCATTATTAGCCCACAGATCGGTCACCTCAGCGCCCCCGGGTTTCTCGGTAACACTGATAAGACCTTCCCAGGCCACGCCGACGGGATAAGTCCCGGCGGATTTCATATATAGTACACCGCGATCAACACCAGATTCGTATTTCTTATCTGCGGATGCACCCCAAGTTAGGATTGCCATAGTTTATTTTCTCCTATGTTATTGAATTTATGGATAAAGTAAAAACATCGTGAACGATGTCTTCGTGAGTATAGGACCGATTTCCAGAGATAACAATCCAGTCTATATCAAATATAGCTCTTTTATTGGCGTAACCAGGAAGCTCACTTAGAATCGCGACCTGATATCGGGTTCCAATAGTATATGGTTTGTTACTAGCCCAAGTCGGTTCCTCTGCCTTGGGTTCATAAACTATACATGGATAAGACAGCTCTAAGTTTCCGGGAGGACTATAATATATCGGTAGGTCCGGAAACGCTGCCTCCAACTGAGAGTGTAATGTAAGTCGTGTTGTGTTGTTATCCATTGTATTTACCCCCAAGAGTCAGTTCTACGCGAGGTCGCTTATACTGTATGGTGCGTACGGACCAGTTTCGGCCCTGCCAAACAATATAAACGACCTCTGTAAAATCAATTGTTGAGTCTTCGGGGGTAATTATACTAAGAACATGTTTTGCTGAGACCGAGTCTCCAAGTTCATGATTTGACCATCGCGCGCCTATAAGCCGCATTTCTCCAGATACTTCAACCTCCTCAATGGTGGGTGTAAATATGCCTGGAGCGCCTTCTACAGCACCGCGATTAATACCTATTTTACCCCAGAATTTAGCCATCTTATGCGGTCTTCGCCGTGACATTCTCGATTGTGATAGCGGACTTCGGATTTACCAAAGCGCCAGACAGCCGAGTTTCGTACAGGTAAGTGTACTTATTGAAGTCAAGATCGAAGTCATCAAAGAAAGCCGTTTGTCCACCAGAATCCATACCAATGACGTAATCGTTCAAATTGACAATAACGCCAACGGTTTCGATGGTGTAAGTTCCCGCAGGAAGTCCCGCAGGATTGACCTGACCCGCCTCGGACATTCCGGACATTGGAGGTACCTCAACGATAGCACTAACACGCATTGCGGAAGCGAGTTCCGCCTCAGTGCGATGGATACGATGAGTGTCGGTATCACGAATCAGAAGCAGGCGGCTCAATACCTCGGGCTGGGTATATAATATGGGGCTACCGGAGCCACGGTAGTACTGACGTTGATTAGCAATGAAATCGATGAACGCCAATGCTTCAGCGTCGGTCATCGCGGTAACAGCTGTCTCATTGCTAGCATCATTATAGATGGCGCGAACGTTATAAACCGCAGCATCATTATAGATCGGCCGAACATTTGTTGAGATGATGGCATCATCGCCAGTATCTGCACGTCCGTCGCTGATCAGAATAGCGCGAGCAAGCTCCTCTCGAAGCATCATCCGCATTTCGCCTTTCAGCCACACCACAACGTTGAAATCTGTGATGTCGATGATGTCGTCCCGGTCAAGCTTCTGGAGCTTATAGATGGTCTGAGGAGTCGTAACTCGCTTCAATACAGCGATCACTTCCTCGACCTTCTCATTACCAGTTACATAACCTTTCGCGCGGGCGTCCGCACCAGTCAGGTCAGCATACATGCTCTTAATACGAGAGAAGGGTCTTTTCTTAGTGGCGTTAAGAACACTCTCGACCCATTCCATTGGACGGGAGTAGAACTGTGGTCCACCAGCCTCGACGTTCTTCGCGTCGGGGAACATAAAGTCAATATCAGTAATACTGTGAGAAAGGGTTTCCTCCGCAGCCATAAAAGCGCCCTTCAATGACGAAGCGCGTGTTTTAACGGCGTTGGCGAGAACGTTCAACGCCTGTTCGTGCATTAGAACAGTCTCGTCTTTCTCGTTACCATCTTTCTCGAAAATGTTGTGGGTGTCTTTTGGCATAGGGTCGGAATCTCCTTGTGATACGTTTTGTTCTGGGTCGACTCCGTCGACCATATAATACAATACATTTGCTTGTTCGTCAGAAAGGGTCTCAAATACCTCTCTAACCGTGGGTCCAGCACCTTCTTCGCCGCTAGATTTTGTGGGGGGTGTTTTCTCTCCCAACGCGGCCGCGTGCAGGATGATATTGAATAAGTTTTGCTGATCCGAGTTAAGGGTCTTCAAAATATCCCTTACAGTCTCGTCTTCGTGTTGAATTCCATCCTCGGTCTCTTCCGGCTCAACCTCTGGTTCGGGCTGGGGTTCCGGCTCGACCTCTGGTTCGGGCTGGGGTTCTTCAACCTCGACCTCATAAATCGTGTGGATGATAATTCCGTCCTCGACTATTCCGTCTGGATCTAGCGGATCGTTCGAATGTCTTACGACGTCATCGATATAGGCACCGGGGTTCTTTCCTCCGAAAACGAGACTAACCTCTCTAATAGTGCCCAGTCTGACTTGTCTAACTTGTTTGCCATCATGCATAGCTGGGTTCTCAGTCAATTTATGAGCCCAAATGGACAAATGACGAATGTCTTTACCTTGAACAAGAATCTTAGCGCGCTGGCCCTCATCGGTTTTATTAAAGAATGCTTTAATCCGCATACCGGCCGGTGATTCACTAGCTTCTAGAATCGCATGTCCAAGAGTATTTCGAATGTCATCATGTCCGTGTCTCCATACCATAGGGATAACTTCTCCCTCTTGGTGGTTAAAAGCTCCGGGCATAATAATTCGCCCGTCTTGACATAGAACATCATATGCAGTGGCAATACCACTAAAGTCATATGAATTTGGCATTAATTTACTCCTTTTTCTCTACATTGTCTGGCGGTTTCTCTGTTTGTTCTTGCCCGGGTAGACCCTGATCGGATTGGTTAAGATTTTTATTCCTTAGGGCGTTCGCGTCCGGATCTGGATGCGGAGGCATTCCAACCACCGCTCTAACCTCATTAGAGGACACAATTGCATTACGAGTGAGCTTATCAGCCGCATCTGCAAATGCCTCAAGAGGTGCCATTTTGAACAAACTTGGGAAAACCATAACAGAGTTGCCTTGTCTAATCGCTGTCCTACTAAAGAAGGCCCCAATCATCGCACCTGTCAATGCGTTTAGGACAGGAAGTATTGTTCTATTGTAATAGAGCAACATCTCTTCTTGTGAGGCTGTGCCAGCGAAGATCGACGGGGTCAATCCCAACTGACTATGCAAACTAGACACTAGGCCATCAACTGTGTCAGCTAATGTGTTTGTAACTGGACGATTCAACTGCGTTACTTTCTCTGTAGGATCTATGTATCCGATTCCATACTTACTTTCATACAGTTGATTCTCCAGGCTTTCTAATCTTCGGTCTGCTTCTGTCTGTCTACGAGAAGTCTTAGTAGTGAATGGTAGTTGAAGAATGAGGTCCAACTGTGGACTATACAGACGACCATCCGCTTGATCAAGAAGGGCCAGCTTTTGAACCAGTCGTCTTAAAGTACCATTGGGCTCATTCATAACAGCATACAACGGGTTATAACAAACGGCCATAAAGGACTTAGGTAGAACCTTTTCCTCTCTTGATCCTGTCAACTCGTTATACACCTCTATTCTTAAAGAATAGTTCATCCATTCCACAACTCTGGCCACCCGCATAGACAAAATCTCGTAAGTAGCAGAATCCGGTGATCCACTTATCTCAATTGGAACCAAAGCGCAAGCACCTTCTTCAAGAAGCGTCATTACTGCATCTTGGATAAAAGCAATTCCTGTTTGATCGATGTTGGCCATGATAGTAAGACGATCGTTAAGTTCGCTTGTCCTATCTTCCAGATACTGTTTTCTTTCGTCGACCAATACATGACGCATCGGAATGTTCGCAGCATCCATAGCAATACGAGTTTTTATCGGTGCTAAAACCGACGCCTCAGTACTATATGTAAGACCACTATAAACCGAAGAAGGTGAAGCGCTCAATACCATTTGGGTTGGTGCGACTGTTGGTCCCTTACTACGAAGTACGTTATAAGAGAGTTTTAGTCTATCCATAAAACTTGGCATTTAACCTCCTTTCCTTATGGCTTGCCTACAAGGTTTGCAATTTGAAACGATACCTCGTCGACTAATGGTAAGTTATTGCCAAGAACACCATTATATGTACCTTCTACAGTTACATATCTACGAGTTGGACCACCACTTAATGCTAAATCGTTACCTGTTAATACGATGATAATGGATGTGCCAGAAGTTATTGGTTGATCTTCTTTTCCATTTACAGGAGTACCGTGTTTGTCGCGAAGACTCCACACTAGTCCTGCGTTAGGGGTAAAGGACGTAGGATCCGCAGTCGGAGTAGTCCTTTCCCAAAACTCAACCAAAATTCCATACGTACCACCCTCTATCGCCCGTTCATCAAGTTGTGTTGGCATGGTGGTTTTCCTTATTTAAAACTATACCGCGTCCGGCACGCCAATGGCGAATTCGGTCAACGTGAACGTGTTGCCGTTCGTCACTGCTTGGCCAGAGGCGAGAGTTCCTGCAGCTAACAGACGCGATGTTGCTGAAGCTTTGACAATGGCCCAATGGGTAACTGTGCCGTCTCCGTCAACGGCGCCATCAGTGATCGCGGGAATAACTATCTCTCGACCATTGCCGGCTCTGTCTGTGGGAGCATTGACGACTAGGGCCGTTTTCTGTCCTTTGGAATAAGTGACTGTGGCTTCAGTATAGGTTGTTGGCTCAGCAGTGCAAATATGAAGCTCCTCGGCATTACTGTCTATATCATTAAGTAATGCATCTAGTGCTGTGTCGTGAATAAAAGGCATGTTTTAATCCTCCGTGTATACTTTACTAAATTCAATTTCGGGTTGAAGAACGGTAAACAACATTGGGGACGGAAAGGCACTGAATGTTACAATGACTTCACCATCAACCAATTCCCAACTAGCTACCCCGAGTTCTGGAGTAGTTGTTATCCCCTCCGCACTAAGAACATGCGTCTGTCCTATCGTTGGGACACCAAATATAGGCGAAACGATAATAGTCGTCGCGTCTAATACATGCGTCTGTCCTATCGTTGGGGTTTCAACCGTTGGGGTTGTTGTAATATCGGTCGCGTCTAGATGACAAATGGGACTCAGTATCGGTGCACCCACAACAGGAGTTGTTGTAATATCAGTTGGTGATAGCGCGTGTGTCTGTCCTATCGCTGACTCTTCAACTACCGGGGTGGCTGTAATACTAGTCGCATTCAATATATGAACCAACGCTATGGTTGGGGTCTCGGTCACAGGAGTTGTTGAAATTCCAACGGATGACACCACATGTGTCTGTCCTATCGCTGGAGTTCCGACTACTGTATCCGATGTTATACCGACAGCTTCAAGAGTATGTTCTCCTTCTGAGCCTAAAACCGGTGTTCCAAGGACCGGAGTACTAATAATATCGACAGCATCTAAGACGTGCGTCTGGCCTATAGACGGTGTATCTAACACCGGATTAGCTGTAATACCAACCGCGATTAGATTAGAAACCCGGCTCACGGTTGGTACACTAAGCACGGGACTGGCGACAATATCGACAGCATCTAAGTTTGGTATCCGTCCTATAGTCGGTGTTCCGACTACTGGGTCGGCTGTAATACCTGTGGCCGTTAAGTTGGATATACGTTCTATAGACGGCGTTCCGACTACTGGGTCGGCTGTAATACCGACAGCGCCTAGGGCGTGCTCTTGCGCGAGCGCGGGAGTGCCAAGTGCCGGGTTAACAACAATACTAACAGCTTCAAGACTATCTTCTCCTTCTGCACCCAAAACTGGCGTACCAAGTGTCGGGTTAACAATAATACCTGTAGCAGTTAATACATGAATATGCGTTATAGTCGGGGTTCCGAGGACCGGATTAGCAGTAATATCGACGGGGTTTAGGTTGGAAATTCGACCTATAGTCGGCGTTCCAAGCACCGGGTTAGCTGTGATACCCGTAGCCGTTAAGAGGTGTTTTTGCCCTATTGAGGGCGTGTCTAAGACCGGATTAGCTGTGATACTGACAGCAGTAAGATCGTTGTCACCATCACTCTCCGCCTCAATCGCCAGAACGAAGAACGGGTGATTATCTACTACATCAACTGCCGAATAGTTCAATGTAAACCCACTGGCGTCAAACGATCCTGCTCCCGCTGGCCCTGTGCCAACAATGTCCTGAGCCGTACCACCTATATGCGGTTGAACATTAGCAAAAACGTCATCAGATAACGACTGAGTATTCATTGTGTCAGCGGCATCTTCGGACGTAACGACGTTGCTATACTCGGCAGTTGGCGTTGCTATTCCAATCCCTGCTGAATAGATAGATTCAACGTCATTTGAAGGAGTCGCTCCACCTTGGAAACCGGAACTAGAATAATTTAACCCGCCGATAAGGGCTTGCGGTGTAAATCCTGGGCCAGTTTCCACATCGTCCCCTGTGCTAATAGGAGTCGAAATGTCACCAAGCCAAACATCTACCGCACCACCGAATCCGATAGCAAGATACGGCGAATCGCCACCACCATTTCTTATACACCGAACAGTAAATCCGTCTGCGTCATAAGTATCCACATAATGACCGCCATAGACGTTTCCTTGAAAAAGGTTTTCTTGAATACTATCGTTGATCGCGAGAACAGCATTTTCGCTAGTCAGTGCGCTATTTGCACCAGAGAGGTTGAGAGAAAAGTTTGTATCAGCGCCATCATTGGCGGCAATTCCAAAACTGAGGGCAAAGTTGGTGTTCACCTCGTCGTTTATGGCTGATCTAGTACTAGCGAAAATCACAAAAGCTGGCTCAAATCCAGGAGCCGTTACATCCGTATTTACCCCCGTTGTTGCTGGTAGTGACACAGTATCAGCATGGGCAACCACGTCAGAACCCGCAAAGAAGATGACGGTCAGTAGATAGCCGCTAGAAGGGTTAGTCGAACCCCAATCTATAACCATCCCATTTGTTACCCAAGAATCGAAGTCGGCCTCAAATTCAATAGTGCCTCCACCACCAGAGGCCACCATCATTACAACTTCGTCTTCGGTCATTCTCCTAACCGATAAGGCTGTAGCTACGCCATGATCGTCATTAGAACTAATTGCCCATCGCTCAGTTGCACTAACAACAGCACCTATCGACATTCTAGCGTGATCTGCTGCTGTTCCGTCAGCGGTTGCATTCGTGCATATCAGCAGAGCGGCGGTAGGTGTCAGACCACCAAGATCAGTTGTGGTAATGGTTTGGAGTCCAGTAGTCGTTTTGCAAGCAACTCTGGTTGTGGCTACTTTAACACCAGCAGGACTCCCGCCCTCTTCTGCTGCTGTAGGAACTCCAAGAACTGGATCAGCTGTAATAGCTGTCGCCGTTAAATTAGAGATACGAGTAAGAGTGGGTGTGCCTACAACTGGATTAGCTGTGATACCGACGGCGACAAGGTCGTCAGTTGCTGAGGCCGCCTTGAATGCCACCACAGCCGAATACCACATAGCGATGCCATCCATTTCACCAGTATAAGCATCTGTAAGTGTAGACGTGGCAATTATCTCACTCACCGATATCGGAGTATAACTACCCTGGTCTTCTTCCTTAAAGATTAGAACCCAGGGAGAATCTTCTGTTAATGTGCGGGTGGCGGAGTCCTGGCCCATTACACCAATTAATACAGTATCTGCCTGTGTTGTTGTTACGTCTCCACTGTCCCAGCTTGCACTGTTCGCGATTGCTTCGTTACTCTGATCAATCGGTGCTGTTGTATTTACATTACTATACTCAATTAAAACAACCAGCAAGAAGCACGTCTGATCTTCAGTATCATTAATTGTAAGAGTTGTGACCCCGGCGGCCGCGTTTTTCGCATACCAAATACCAGCCATCGATGAGCCGTTAGAGTACCCCTCTTCTGCAGCTTGCCAGGTATTTCCTTTATCGTCAGATATAGTAATCGCGTTTGTACTGGAATTTAAGTACCCGCTAAAACACACAACCAAAAGCGACCCTTCGGTTACGGCCTCATCAAATGCCACAGTATCAGGTAAATCACCGCTAAACCAATGGTCTTTGTTCTGCTCTCTTACTGGGGAATTTGCCGATCCAGAACTCAGGGTAGGCGTTCCTACAACCGGATCAGCTGTGATACCCGTCGCCGTTAAGACGTGAATATGAGTTATAGTCGGCGTACCTAGTACCGGAGTAGCTAGGATTCCCACAGATGTCAAGATAAATATAAGAAGAAGAACTGGTATTCCTACAACCGGATTAGCAGTAATGCCAGCCGCTGTAAGGACATGTTCTTGACCAATAGCTGGCGTTCCTACAACCGGATTAGCGGTGATGCCGACAGCCGTTAAGTCATCTGACCCGGCTACATAATCAATATCTAAGGATATGTTATCGTCGTAAAATGTTTGTGCCGCAGCTGGGTTATTACCAAGATCGGAAGTATTGTACAGACGTATTCTAATGCTAGTATTACTAGCCTGATACGAGGCGCCAATTGCTTGATAGGCTTGATTACCTATCGAGGTCCAGCTTCCTTCTACGCCCGTGGGAGATCTTCCGGCCCATAAAGTAGCTATGAGAACGTCTCCCGCAGAGTTATAAATAGAATATGGACCAATGGTGGCGGCGTCACCAACATTCCATTCTGTACACTGATTATCCCCGTTATTTATTCTTACCTGGTCTATTGTGGTTCCAGGAGTTATACCTAAATCTTCCCAGGTTCCGGTCCACTCCCAGTATGACGTTCCTGCTTTGTTTCTGCCTACGTTTCGCGATTTTAACGAACCCGAAGGATTACCATAAGTACCATCATAAGACATGGTCATTGAAGTGCCAAAGGGTACTCCGGTGAATCCCTCAAGAGTCGTGGCAAAGGGAAATGTTTTATTGAGGGTGGCCATGTCCCAGACTCCTTATAATTATGTTCTAGTTAAAAATTTTCTACCAACATTACCTATGTCGCCAGCGGCCCAGCCTACAAGAAACGCGGCTTGAAAGGCCAAACTAGATATGCCTTCCAAATCGGGAATTATTACGGGCAACATAAGCACTATAATCACAAAACTAATTATCTGGGGCCACACATACTTCATGTCCCATGTTAAACTAGGATTCTCTCTCCGTTCAATCAAGAACGGGACAAGAATACGAGCAAATATACCAGTAACCAATAAGACCCACGGCCATACTTGTGACATTTCCATTTCATTCTCCTTCTAATCTATAACCGGCGACTCGACGAGTATCTCCCCATCCATCTGTAAATGCTACTTTTGCCCGCACCAAAATTCCCCGATCACAAAGATCGTTAAGAATTTCTCTCATTCGCGTTCTGCTAATATTATGTTTTTTAGCTTCTACTGGTACGGACGTTTCTCCTTGTAGAAAGCCTTCGTTTGGAAGAACCAACGCGTCAGTTATTGCTTTACGTATTTCATCTTCTGTTATGTCGTTCATGATGATCTAACCCTTACCGGTGGGGAAGGTCTAGGGAAAAACCGAACCACATCTAAATCATAAGTTTTATCTGGCCAACACACAAATATAAGACCTCCTATATCGGCAACTGCGCCAGGATTATTCTTATTAACATATCCAGTAATAAGTTGCCAGGCGGGCATGCCAATAACTCTAATTCGTCTAAAATTCTCACCAGAGTCTATATACTGATGAAAATGGGCTCTAATTACAACGTTTGGAATTTTTTTAAAGTTTTCATAGGCATCTATAATAGCTCCAACTGCTATTTTACCGACTGAATTTGTCTTGGTCCAGGGTAAACGTCCAATTGAACCGTGGTGTGCAATATCAAATATGGTGCCGTTGACATCCAACATTAGTTGCCAACGGGTAAAATTCTCACCGTCTTTGACTGTATTAGTCCAATTCTCGGCTACTTTTTCCTCTAATCTTGCTTGTTCTCCAACGTGCGCGGGCGTACCGCGAAGGAAATATGCTTGGTCCGCGTCTTGCAATAACGGATTCAATACCGCTTCTGCTATGCGCATTTGGGTTGTTTCGTTGCTTGAAACAACCTGTGCTGTTCGATGATGGTTTCCTTCTATCACATCACCATCAAGAACCGCAATGTATTTAGTATCGTAATCGGCCGCGAGTGATTTAACTTTTGAAATATAAAACAGCCAGTTGCGCCACATCCATTTCTGAGCTGGGCTTGGGCGATGCTGATCCCCATCGTCTAGAGTAATAGAAGATGGAAAGAGGCCCACAGTTGAGCCGGCATGTTGGTCACTACTGACTGCTAGGATAATCGGTTTATCTTTTTTAGACATGTTTAGTCTGCTCCTGATTTTTAATACAAGTAATCACGTGGATCTACAACATCGGGAACTACGAAACCCTCCATACCATAACCGATGTGTTGTACAGTTAAATGTAAGTGGGGTCCAGTGGATCCTCCAGTATTACCTGCAAAACCGATTAGCTCACCTTTAAAGACAATATCTCCTACCGCACTTAACATGTCATCTAGATGAGCATACCAGACTATAATACCATCATGGTGTTCTATAACAATGTGATTACCATATAAAGAAGGACCCAAGCCGTCTCTACGCTGATTACTAGCCCAGAGAACACATCCATCCTGACAAGCCCGGACTCTATCGCCTATTTGGGCCTCAAAATCTAACCCTTCGTGTTTATCGTCACGCTCGCCATCACCATCATAGTCTCTCGGGGCATTTAAAATAGCCCAAGAAGCAAAGTAGGTTTGTTTTTCTCCATATAATGGCCACCCAAGCGTGGGTTCCTCTCTTCAAGGATTTTCATAATAGTATATCTCCTGTCCTGGCGTCCAAACATACACACGCCGAGGAAAGGTACCGCTCAACGACTCTGCTGCCTGCACAGTCTTGTTCACCGTGAAGTCGATAAGCTGTGCTTCTGAGGTTACGATCTGATAATCCGTCCGATCTATGCGATTATCCTGCTTAATCCTTTGTTGAATTCCCGCAAGGGCGTTCAATCTAATACCATTTTGACCAGTTCTCTGCATTTCAGTAGTGAGGTTCCAAGCGGCTTCTTCAAACTCATCTACTATTGGTGGTAATGGAGGCAGCGGACCAGTTTGTCCACTATAGTTAATTACATGATCAGTTATACGACCAAGAAGAGGAAAGTCAACTAAGAAGTTCTCCCAACCAATTCCGTTGCCACTAGTAAACAATGTAGCACCTATTAAACGACCCTCTTCTGCTGCCCTAGAACTCCCAAATAGTTCCTCCATAGTCACAAGATCACTCATATAACCGTCTATATCTCCATCCCAAACGGTATACATCTTCCAACCGTCATTAGGTTTTTGCCAGTATCCATCTGGCCCGGCCCCAATAGGACCGCTTTCGCCCAAGATGTAGTTAACTCTAATCCCTCTATCTACTAGATACTCGTC